CCCTGATAGAGCCTGACTAGCTATTATAGCTTAGTTTTGTGACATCTCGGTCTGATGGATTTTAGAAATCCAGGTTTGTGCCTTCACAGTCCCACAGAAGATAATGCAGTTTGGAGCCGTCATTAAAGGTGAAATAATCCTTTAAATCTGCTCCTTATTGCCTCTTGCTTTTGCCAATGTGATAAAATACACTAAATAACTTTACTATGAAATATAATTATAATAATAATTTCAAAGCAAAGGGGTTTCGATCTAAACCTTCTTTTAAAACTAAAGTAAGAAAGTTTAAAACTTTAGATGATCACAGTAGACAACTGTTTAACATCCAAGTACGCCACTTGTTAAAATGGCTGATCGAAACATTTGGTATATCTACCTCTGTCTGGAAACCCTCTTGCAGGTATATGTGGTTCATTCAACACATTTATTTGCATAAAGGCTTAAAGACTACCATATCACGAATTAAGGATGATCGTCTAAAAGTACTTCAATATTTGTCAGGTTCACATGACCTTTCATCTACTGGAGTTACTCATGATGGCATTCCTAAGAAGTTATATGGTCTTATTCCATATATTCGTGCATTTAAAGCTGATGGATCTTGTATTAATGAGATCCGCTTTATTATGACACTTTTATATAGTTTAAGAAGGTTTCACCTTCCCCTTCAACCTGATATTGAGAATATTAGTTCCCAATCTAAGGCTGGATATTATGAATGGATATTTAAATATATACCCGGTTTCTTGAAAGCTGTATGTTCTAGGCTTCCTCGTAAACTTAAAAATGGTTATACTTTAAAGTTTCCTTCATGGGAAGGGTATCATCTTACGACAAAAGGAAGTCCCTCCGGAAGTCAAGCATTGGTTAGTTGTCTTCAAGATTTAGTGAATATTCCTGAATCTTTAACTAACTCAATTGCTGATTTCGGAGGTCCTCTGCTTTCTGAGAAGATGGCACTTTGTCGTCATCATCTTTCAGAGTTGTCGGTATTAATGGATCAACCTTTATCATTAAATAAAAAATGTTTTAGGAAGATTACAGCAATACCCGACTCTGAAGGTAAGACTCGTTTGATTGCAATAGGAGACTATTTTAGTCAAACTTGTCTGAAGCCTTTACATAAATATTTAAACAAAGTATTAGCTTCAATTCCCCAGGACCAAACCTTTAACCAAGGTCATGGTCTGGTTAATTTACCTTTTAGCTCTGAAAGAACATACTATAGTTTTGATCTTTCCGCATTCACTGATAGGTTTCCGTGTAAGATATTATACGGATTACTCTTCTTTGCTTACGGGAAGACCAAAGCATTAGCATGGTATGATATTATAGTTGGATATGACTTTGAATATAAAGGACCTAAGGGATTACTTAACAACATTAGATATAATGTTGGTAATCCTATGGGATTTTATACTTCATGGCCATTATCCACACTATGTCATCATTTCATAGTTTATTGCTGTTGCCAAGAAGTTGGAATCTCTTGGAAATATGCAAAATATAAACTATTAGGTGATGATATTATCATTTATGATGACAATCTTGCTATGAAATATCAGGAATTAATTTCTCTCATAGGTGTAGATATACAATTTCAAAAATCTCATATAGGTAAAGACCTATTTGAATTTGCGAAACGTATATTTACTCCCTATGGGGAAATTAGTCCATTCTCAATCAAAGCTGGTTTAAGTGAATCCAAATCTTATATTGGGTTCATTGAATTATTAGACCAGCAACGATTGAAAGGATGGATTCCTGTTGTTTCATACCAAGACGCTGCACTCAATTATTATCGTTCTTCTCCTAACAGATATCGATCGAGAGATCGTGTCCGTCAGGAAAACAAGGTAATAAACTCATTGCATCTTTACAGACGATTGAGAGGGTATGACGAGACGATTGAATTGATTCGTTTAATTCAGTCGCAATTCGATTACCCTCAACTATCTTGTAATATGGTTAATAAAGCGAAAGCGATATTAATCAATTGCATTGTAAGATGCTTTGAGGAGTCTGCGAGTGCATTTAGTGGTGATTTACAAATGAGGCTCGAAAGAGCTTTATTGTATTTCACCGCTGATGTCGAAGGACGCAATATGGAAGCTGTTTATGCGCATCCATATGCTTTCGTTTATGGTAAATATGTAGAAGAAGCATATCTATCACAAATGAAGTTGGCTTACGATTTCGATACCTTATATAGTGGGGAATGGTTACCCTACTTTAGGATCTTAAAAGCAAGTGATGGTAATCTTTTGTTTTCTCAAAGAAATTACTATCGTTCAACTCCTTCTAGCCCGTTACTTCTTAACAAGCTACGTGAGTCTATCCATGAATTGCGATATTCTCAGTATTTGTCGTAACCAAGTCAATCGATAAATCCGATATTCCTGGCTAATAACAGGGTACGGTTTGAGACGGTGATTAAGTAATGAAAGCCGTAAGTAGGTAACCACCCTACTTCTGTGCACTCAACGAGTGCACACTCTCAGG